TAACAACATCACCTTGTGCATTCACAACTTGCACTGATCTACTCACAGATTTACCCTCGCTTATCTGAACTTTTACTACTCTGAAGTCTGCATTGTTTACTTTAGCCGCTCTTCGTAAAGATTGTTCTAACACACTTGTATAATGCTTACCGTTAGGATCTGTAACATTAGGTCCACCATAAAACTCATATTGACCAATACCTTTCATCTCTTTTGTTCTTTCAGCAAAAGGAGTTGCCGTTGTTCCTCTTTGACTATACCTTGCTGTTACAAGTTCAGCAGGAGATATGACATACCAATCTGATGCATTAGGATCTTTGTCTATGAATTTTCTTTTTGCTGCCATGTGTAAGTCATTTTTAATTAAAGCATCACCCCAAACTTTTCTATCTTTCATAGGAACATTAGGGAATAGCTTTTTCATTGTTTTAGGATCTGTGTACGCTTGCTCAAAGATATCTAATATTCTATCTCTTTTTTTAGCCGCAGCAGCCACACCACTTCTCATCTCACCTGTAAGCATACCAGGTCTGACTTGTGCTAAATCTCTAAACACTTGTTGACTCTCTTTTAATTCTTTTATGTAAGCAGCGAAGTCCTCCTCTGTTCTAAACAGAGGACGCATAATATCTTTATGTTTTGCGTAGAAAGCTAGTATGTCTTGGTCTGTTTGCGTACCTAGTCTGTAAGCTTCCGCTCTTATTCTCTGCGTATCTCTAACGTCAACACCTTTCTCAACTAATTTGTTGTAATCAGTTATGACCTCTTCTAGTTTTTTTCTATATGTCTGCATGATGTCAGACTGTATTTCATCTGCAAAAGTTACACGCACCGTTTGACTTCCTGTTACAGGAGCATCAGTTTTACCGATGTTCGCTAACTCCTCTTGTGCTTTTGCTAAGTCTCTTCCTGCTCTATCAATATTCTTTTGAGCTTGGTCTAGTGTTATACGTCCAAAAGAAAGATTAACTAAGTCCTCTGCAGAGCTATCGGATATTTTTTTTAGTCTGTTAATTCTTTTATTTAACTCTTCTGTCTTTGGACCAATATTAGGCAACTGTGTTTTTGTTCCTGGTATGATTGCGTATCTATCTGTGCCTCTTGTCCACCCTATAACATACTTTGTTTCATCATCAGGGAAGAAACCATGAGTGCTGTATTGATAATATTTTATATCATCAGGTATATCATTAGGATCTAAATATAAAATGTTTTCTCTATATGTCTCTGGTATAGCACCGCCTTCATAATACTGATCTGCATATTTACCTCTAATAAATTGACCATCAGCATTTTCTATCTCTGATCTAAATCCTCTCACCGTTGTTTGCATTTTACGAATAGGAGCATTTTTTATTCTATCTAGTAAAGCTGCTTTCGTTATAGGCTCACCTGTTTTTGAAACTGTCTCTAGTAGCTGTGGTATTTGATAATCCTCTACTTCAAATTTAGAAATACCTTTTGATTGTAAAAAATTAAATAAGTCAGCAGGTGTGTTAAAAACCTCTGGTGCATTAGGGTCAATGAGCCGTGCTTCAAGGTTAGAATAAAATCTATTTATCTTTTCACCAGCACTTGTCGCTGCATCAGCTATCTTGTCCGACTGTGCTATTCTAGTTCCAGTGTTTCCTGAACGAAGTAAATCATCAATCTTATTTGCTCCTGCAATCGCCCACCCTGGTGCTTTACCAAACACAACGTTAGCAACTTGCACCTCTGGAAGTGCGCTTTCTTTTGTTGGTTTTAATTTTGCATCTTCAAATAAATCTAATTCATCTAGGCCCATGTATGCAGGGCTCTCTTGTATATCTCTTATGTCAACTGCAGAGTCATCTGGTGTACGTAGTGGATCAGTAAACTGTCCTGGATCTCCACCTAAAGCTAAACCTGGTGGCACGTCTTCCACAATATCTACTACATCATCCTCTTTTTTCTCGTCAGTCTTTTTGTTTTTCATATCGTAAAACAGGGTATCACGAAGTGTGTTAGTTTTTAAGTTATTTTTTTTAATGTAAGCATCCGCTAGTTCTCGAGCATATCGTATAACCCAATCAGGTGTTTCTTCTGGATCAAAAGGTAGATTTGTTATGTACTCAATATCTTTAGTGTCTGGAAAAGGCACGTCATCGGGATTAGCGAGTTGAGATCTAATGGCATCTTGATAGTAATGTTTAATTTGATCTGTATACTTAGGCTCTAATAATTCTTGTGTTTTAAGTTTTAAATACTCAGTTTCTTCTATTTTTTCTTGCTTTGCAACCTCTTGGCTTGCCATAAGACTCATCAAAGCTGAAGTATTTTTTAATACATTTTTATACATCTGTCTTTTTGCTAGTTCTTCTGCGGGTAGTGCTAAACCTAATTCTGGTAAAGTTTTAGAACCAACAATAAAAACATCCTCTGTTCCTGGCTTAACAGTAGCATTTAAGTATCTACCAGCACCAACGTATATCTTAATTGGTTTGGTTATTGAAAATTTAGCTGTATCATAAAATAGTTTTAATATACCTTGTGCGTCTTTCAACGTAGGTATGCCTAGTGCAGCTGGCGTAAAACGTATGGCTTTTCCAAAAGTTCCTATGTCGTCTCTACCTAAGATATCAAAAAGTTTTCCTGCGTACGTAGGTTTGGTAACTAATGGTAATACACCTAAACCAGATATACCATATGAAAAAGCTTTTTCTTTAAACGTAGGCTCTCGTCCTGGCTCTGCTCCAGTTCTAAGGAATACTTGTCTGTTAAATTCATCTTTAATTTCTCCACTAACATTAGCGTATGTTCCTACCCCTGCATCAAAGGTAACTAAAGCGTCCTCGACCATCATTTTTATGAACTCATCACTAACGTCTTTGTTTACTTCTTTTAATAAATCTTCAAGTTCCTCTCTTGTTACGCTACCACCTTTTCTAATTAAAGCTCGGTTTTTTGTTTCACCAGCTATAATGCCTGGCGGGCTTAACATTTGATATATATCTAAAACAAAATCAGCTACGTTAAGAGGTAGTCTTTGAATATTGTTAGCCATTATTTCTGCTTTCGCCACTTCTCCTTGACGTTTAAATTCGCCATTGACCCCACCCAAATAGTTTGCAAAATTTCTTTGTGCGTCTTCTCCTGTTAGATATTCTTTTTCAATCGCTTTATATTGATTTAATAAATTGTTTCTGTCTGGGTATTGTTCTTTAGGAAAAGCTCGTAAACATACTCCTTCATCCTCTTCCCCAAGCTGACATCTTACAGCTAAATCTGCATAACCAGCTTCTGCGAACCTTCTTACGTAATTTCTATAAGCGTCTTTTGAAATTAGATATTGTCTTGTCCCTTCACTCAAATTCATATTTAAAGGATCATTTTTAAGTTCATTTGCTTTTTCTTTTATGTCATTTTCAAGACCTTGAAGTCTAATCATGTCTGATCTTTCAATAACTTGCTCTGGTGTTAAACCTAACATGTCATCGGAGGGCAGCACTCCAAACATACTCCCAGTTAATAATCCACTATTTAATAATTCTTTGTATTCTTTACTGTCCTTAAACTCACCATATGATTGTGCAGGGTCCCCACCGTCTTGTAAACCAACAGCACCACCTTTTGCTTTCATTTCAAAAAGCATTTGACGATCTTTTTCTGTTAATTTTTTTCCTTCAATAATAAAAGGAGCTAGCCTGTCATAAACTTTATCAAATGATTTTTGTAAACTATCACCTGCATTAGGTAAGTTTTCATATACTTGAAGAAGTGGTTTGTCGCCAGATGTAAGCTCCATTATTTTTTTCTGATTTAATTTTAAATGATTAAAATAAGGAATATAGGTTATTGTTTTTTCTCCAGATTTTACTGGAACATAAGGTATGCCTAATTTGAAATCTACGCTAGGATTTACTTTTTTAAAATTGTCTACAAGAAAAAAAATATCATCACTTAATTTTTCTGCTTTTTCTAAATATCCAGTTTTACCTTCAGCAACAAGATCAACAATCTCCATTGTTTTTTTGTAAACCTCGTTTTCAAGATTTGTTTTATCCGACACAAAATTTCTACTAACAACGTTACCTTGTTTATTTACAAAAAAAGTAAGATCATCACTCTCTTTTGCAGTCTGCCTTATCCCTGAAAAATGACCAGACTCCATGATGTATCGTAAATTAAAAGAATCGTTAGTCCCACCAAATCTCTGTGGTTGTATGTGGTCTAATGCAACAACGTTTCTTTGTCCTTCAAATAAACGATTTATCTGATCCATGCGTTGTTGATTACCAGCTGTTCTCAACATAAGATCATCTTTTAATTGATAAAAAGTTTTATTCTCGTTTCCTTTTATACGCATTCGTAAAGGAGTGATAAATTCAAAAAGTCCTTTATCTAGTCTTTCTCCTATTTGAAACTGACTTAAAAACTCTTCCGTGCTTTTTGTAACCTTTTCAGCTTTTTGTGATTGACGTGCAGCAAACAAGGAAGCTGGTAGAATTGTTCTACCATTATCTACCGTAGCAAAAGGCTCTATTTGATATCTTTCTCCTGTTAATCCCCTACTAGGATTTGCAACTGCTTTTGGAGGGAAGAAGTTAACATCCAATCCTCTAGCCTTTGCTATCTGCTCTCCTTGTTTCAAAGCGTTTGAAAAAGCTACTGGAGATAGTGAATATATACTTGCGCTTGGATCAATTGTATCTTTCAAAGCATTCATGTATTTAAAACGAAAAGGTAACTCGCCGTACTTTGCGAGATAATTAGGGTCCATTGCTTTGTCTATTGCTCTGTTAATATAACCTGGTTTAGTTATTCTCAGTGATCCCCCTGTTCCTCTGAAACCAGTTTCTTTTAATAAATTTCCATAATAAATAAGATCTTCATATTCTTGTTGAACGGCTGGATTATTATTAATGTAAGACGCAAGCATGGTTTTAAATTTCTTTTCGATATCACCCTTGTATTCAGGAGACTTAGCTTGCTTCGCTTTGCTTCCACTAATTAATCCTTTAATCTTAAACTTGTCTCTTAAAACAGTGGCCCCGTACGATTGAGATATCTTACCTAGTGCAACTGCATTTAAAACATCCTCTTGTGTGTTATATAAATTAACATTTCTAAAAGGTTGTTCAAAAAACGCTTGTCCGTATAACTTACCAAACGTATCATCACCAATACTGACTCTTGTATCAGTGGGAGCTCTATCAATTTTAAAAAGAATTTTTGCAAAATCTACTACGTCAGTAGCTTTATCTTTTGCTTTGGATACTGCTTGTACTCCTTGAAGAACTAATTGTCCTGCCTTTGCCGTGCTCATTCTGTTTTCTTTATTTCTTTTTTAATATTTTTTAATCTAGTGTCTTGCACTTCTAATAAAACTCTATCACGTTCCATCTTCTGTGTGAGGAGGTCCAAGGGCGTTTGTGAAAGCAGATCGCTTGCCTTACCAAGACCTTTGATTGCTATGCCTGAGCCACGAGGTTTAATTTTGTTTACCATTAGTAATAACTCCTAGGTTCTATAAATTTTTTATCTTCTAAATAATCAGACTCTAGGCTGATAAAGTTACCTTGCCTAAATCGCAACAACGCCTGTGTTGTTGAATCAACTAAATCGTCATGGTCACCATAAGGGAAAGCAGCACATTCTTCAATCACTTCTTCTGCAAAGCGATCATCGGTAGCCCACACTTGGCCAGCCTCAAAGAGTGGAGCTACCGAGTTTACTCGAACATGCTTATCATTACCCTTACTAGGTGTATAAGTTACGACGGGAATACCCACTTGACGTAGTTCGTGTGTAAGTGGCATACCAGATGCTTTCGCTTCAATCAAGGTTGTTTCAGGCTCCCAGTATTTATATTCATCTAATGCTATTTGTTTAAGCTCTGGAAAATCCCAACGGCCTTTTCTCATCGCTAAAAGTATAATGTTCCATGGGCCGTGTTCCACGGGTTTAAATACACCCCACGTTGTAATAGCACTAAAGTCTGCTGTCTCTCGTTTACTAAACGCAGTATCATATGATTGAATAATATGCATTAGTTGAGGTATGTCTTCTTTTGGCCATATTCTCCACCATTCACGTTTAATTATAGATCCCTCTTCTGACGTAGGTTTTTGCTGCCATTGTGCTTGCCATTTCTGCTCGGATAGTGATGCCTTAACACCTTCTAACTCTGATAGTTTCCAATACTCAGGCCACATCGGTTCATCATTCAATATAGCAGGAAACTCAACAACATCCCATTGATCTGCATTATCATTAGATTGATTCTGAATAAGTTTACCTGTTA